GCGATACGTTGACGATTGACAATGTGAACTTCTTCTGTCTTGCTGAAGACTATGAGCCGGAGTGGGGCGAGAATGGAAAGTACAATCTTGCACAGAGTCGTGTCACCTTGCAGATGGTGACTGAGCCTACGCTATATAACAAGTCATGCTAAGAGGAATCATCACCATCGCACTGAAGCATCCGCTCTATGGACGCTATGCCTATAACCTTGCACTCTCGATTAAAGCGAATGACCCTACCTTACCGGTGGCGGTGATCGCTGATGATGCAGGAATTGCTCATCTGAGTCAGGCACAGCGCATGGTCTTCGATCACATCATCACACCAGAGGAATCGCAATGGTGCAGGGGAGAGAAGAAGCTACCACTTGTGTGCAAGTTCTACCTGAACGATCTCACACCGTTTGAAGAGACGCTGTTCGTGGATGCTGATATGATCTTCAGTCAGCTTGCTGATATGCCTTCGTTCTGGGAGAGCATGAGAAATGTGAGATGGACGATGGCGAATCGTGGGAGTAATGATCCGGACAAGGGCATCTCCGAGTGGGTCAATCCTGATATGCTCAAGCAGTCCTACGGTGATGTCAAGCAGTGGTTTGATCTTAGCAGTGAGTGGATATACTGGAAGCGATGTCCGCTCTCTGATCGTATCTTTGTATCAGCGAGGAAGCACTACGATGAGGGCAAGCTAACGACACGGAGCTTCGCAGGTGACAAGCCAGATGAGCCGTTCTTCAATCTTGCGTTGATCGAAGCGGATCACAAGCCTCATGCACTGCCTTATCAGCCTACCTACTGGCAACCTGCTATGAAGCGACCGATGCCAGCGATAGAGATCAAGAGAAAGTATCTTGCCTTCAGCGTAGGTGGTAAGATGATACCCAAGCAACAACAACTGATCTATGATGAGTTCGCCAAGAACGCATCGTACAAAATGAAAATGCCGACCCTCAAGGTAACACATAAGATGAATCAATTACCTGAACGTACAGTAATATAGACAATGCCGATAGTATCTCCCTCTTTCCTTGAACCATACCTGATGCAGAAGCACAGGCACGAAGACTATGACGATGCGTATGAGTTATACGAGGAACTTGAAGTACACGCAGATGGTGAGTATCCACATGATTTGATTGATCAGCGCAGACCTGCTGAGAGTGAAGATATCAAGAACTATCGCAAGAAGATATTCGTTCCGATCACAAAGCCTGTGTTCACGAAGATTCAGAACTCACTGATGAAGATTCGCAAGAGTCAGGACTGGATGATTCAATTCTCTGGTGATCTGCCTCCACGTATCAGCGAGGACGAGTCACCTGAGAAGTATCTCATGTATAAGTTCCCACGCAATGGAAGCATCACGAATTGGATGTTTGGCGTGTGCATGAAGCAGTATCTGATTGATGCGAACGCTGTGATCCTCACTCTGCCGACACGATGGGAGATACCAGATAACGAATACTTCCAACCCTATCCGATGATCTTCAATGCACCGGATGTTCTCGACTATAAGGAGGGTATGTTCTATCTGCTCAAGGAGCATGATCAGGATAAGTACTGGATGATTCAGCCCGATGTGATTCAGATATTTGAGGTCAAAGATTACCAAGTGCGTGAGGTATTTCAGGCGGTCAATCCACTCGGATACATACCATGCAGACACACGTATGGCATGGTGCTTGAGAACTATGAGCATCGTGCATTGTATGAGTCTCGCATCAGTGGCATTGTGCCTAAGATGAATGAGGCACTTCGTGAGTATAGTGACTTGCAAGCAGAGATCGTGCAGCACATCCACTCAACGATGTGGGCTATGCAACCGCAGCAGTGCGGACGATGCAAGGGACTTGGTGAGATACCGAAGGAGAACTCAGCACCCATCAAGTGTCCGAGCTGTTCAGGTAAGGGACTGATGCCATTGAACCCTTTTGAGCATCTGATCCTTGCAGCACCCAGAGCAGGAGAGCCAGCGATACCTACACCTCCAATTGGCTATGTGCAGAAGCAAACTGACATCGCCAAGTTGCAGGAGGAGCGCATACGTCAGCATATCTACGATGCGCTGAGTGCTATCAACATGGAGTTCCTTGCCGAGAGTCCTCTTGCTCAGTCAGGTGTTGCCAAGCAGGTAGATCGTGAAGAGTTGTATTCATTTGTCCATAGCATCGCAGAGGACATCGTTCGCATCATGGACGAGGTGATCTATGACATCTGTGCATGGAGATACTCAGGTGTGACAAATGACATCAGAGAGTTACTGCCATACATACCAGTCCCGGAGCGTTATGATATGCTTAGTGGGAAGGTGCTTGTTGATGAGTTGACGAGCATGGTACAAGCGAAGGTCGATCCTGCCATCATCAACGCAGCGCAGATAGAGCTTGCAGGTAAGAAGTTCAGCGACAGTGATGTTAAGGACTTGGTGGTCCTGAAGTTGAGACTCGATCCATTCGCAGGAGTGCCGGAGGAGAACATCAGCCTTCAGCGTACATTCAATGCCGTTAGACAGAATGATCTTGTCATTCATAGCAACATCAATCAGTTCGTCACACGTGCGCTCGATGAATACGATGACTTTGCAAGTCTGTCTTATAGCGAACAGATGAAAGTGATGAATCAATACGCAGAGGACTTGAACAAGCCTCGCACTGCTGTCGGTGGTGTTGCTGTTCAACCTGACTCTGAGACATCACCTCAGATTGATCAGAAGAGACTTGAAGCGCAGGCATCACTCAAGGGAACAGTCGGTGGTGTGCAAGGTATCTTGGAGATTCAGAGATCAGTATCGACTGGAATCACAGATCGTGATGCAGCGATTGCACTCTTGGTGGAGATTTATGGATTCACTAACGAACAAGCGACTAACGTCATCGGTAATCCGAAACCGATAGCAGACATTGCAGGTGAGAACATCAACGTGAGTACGACAGTATAATGGCTACACAAGCAGAGATCATTGAGCAACTGACAGAGGTCATTGAGATGCGTGTATCTCAGTGGGGCGAGCGTATGCCAGAACTTCAACGTCAGTCGTATGATGTCGTGCTTAACCTGACTGCCGACCTCGACACAGATGCCGATGGCAAGATCAAGCCAACCACCAAGAACATCAAGATCATCAGCAAGATCAAGGATGAACTCAACAGAGTGATCTTCGACAAGCGATATCAGGACGATCTCGATCTTCTTCTGGAAGACTACAACGAGATTACTAAACTTCAGAACCAATATTTCACTGCTACGGTAGGCAGATTCAAAGTGCCTTCGGTGATGGAGCAGATCAGCAGCCTTGCACGGGAGTCAGTGATAGATCAGCTCGGACAGGATGCTATCGGTGTGAACTTCGTGGACCCGGTGCGTGACATCCTCGTCAAGAACGTGACCACCGGAGGAAGCCGTGCAGAATTCATCGAGCAGGTGCGTGAGTACATCCTCGACACAGATGCAGGAGAGGGTAAGTTAGCGAAGTACACCAAGCAGATCGTGACAGACTCGCTCAATCAGTACTCTGCCAACTACTCAGCAGTCCTGACTGACGATCTCGGTCTGGAGTGGTATCAGTATAGTGGCTCATTGAAAGATACATCACGACCGATCTGTGATGCGCTGATTGAAGCCAAGAAGGGATGTATGCCCTTCATCCATCGCAGTCAGTTGCAGGAGATCGTGGATGGCTATGTCTGCGGTGAGAGAGTCCCGATCTATGACAAGACAGGACTTCCGCAAGGGATGATTCCCGGAACGAACGCTGCCAACTTCCGCATCAATCGAGGTGGGTACAATTGCAACCATCAGTTATACGCTGTCAGCGCAGCCATTGTGCCGAAGAAATTGCGTGATAAATTCGCAGGAAAATAGTGTATATTTGTAATATGAATCAAAAGTTTTTAAAGGTCACAAAGTACGGTCAGGACTGGTTTGAATTCCCAGCCGACAACGAAGTCAACGTGAGAGCCATGCTGATGAAGGATGGTGTTGATGCCGTGTGTGAGATCGTACCAGTGGACAATGAGGTCAAACTCTTGAAGGTTCAAGAGAAGACAATAGACATGACAACCAAGAAAAAATAACATGAACGTAGCTGAATTTATTCAGAACATCGCTGACCGCATCGGCATGGACAATGCAGATGAACAACTCAAGCAGATTGTCACCAACCCTGCACTCTCTTCTATCGCTGTACCTTCAAGCATCGCATCAGGCGTGCAGGGTAAACTGATGACTGAAGACGAGGCAAAGTACAATCCAACAATCAAGAAGCACTTCACTGCTACTGCTCTGAATGCTGTCGATCTCAAGATCAAAGATGTGATTGACTCCTATGAGTTCGATGACGAGATCAAGTCATCAATTATGAGTGAGCAATCGTCTTACAATCGTATCGGTCTTCTTGCGAAAGCGATTTCTGATGCAAGGGAGAAGGCAATCAGCGCAACAGGTGGCGAGAAGAAAGCACTGCTTGATAAGATCAATGAACTCACAACCTTGCTTAACACAGAGAAGGACTCACGCAAGAAGGACATTGAAGCAGTGAACTCACAATGGCAACAACAGCTCACAGATAAAGAACTCAACTCGATGTTTACAGGTTATGATTACGCTCTCGACTTAGATCGTGATGTGACCATCACCACTGCTCGCAATCTGTGGGAGAAGAAACTTAGAGAGAGGGGAGGCAAGTATGTCTATGATCAGACTGGACTCAAGCTCGTAAACAACGATGCACCCGATCTTCCATTTACAATTGACAACAAGCCTGTCGACATCCGCAACTTCACAGAGTCGGTACTTGCCGATGCGAAGTTGTTGAAGGTGAAAGGCGCACCAGCACCTGCACCAGTTGCAGGACAGCCAGTGCCTACACCATTGCCAACAAAACCAATTGCACCAGCAGCGAAGACTCAAGTGAGTCAAGCACTCGCTGACTTCCGTGCAGGATCGAACTGAAATTCGTGATTAGTGATAGGGTCTGATGACCAATAGCAGGGCGCAAGCCAACACTTAGTATTCAAATTTAAACTTCTAATTTATCCTCTATAACAATGGCTAATGGATATTGCGAAGCTCTGCTACTTCATCTTGAATCTATCGCAGGGCAAAATTATCCCGGACAGAAAGTAACAATGCCGGGCTTCTTGAATATGTTAGTGACTTCACCCGATCGTCCTTCTGCAATTCAAGAAGGTTATCAGGGCGGTCACTACCGTACAGTTAATGTAAGATATATGCCACGCACGGTGGCTGCACAGGTGTCAACTTCTGACTCTTGCGCTATCGACTTGCAACCCGCATACAAAGAGACTACTGTGAGCGTGAACAATGTGGCACAGAGTGGTTTGTGGATTTCCGATGATACCGTACGCCAATATTGCGAGGACAGTTCACGCACTGTTGCTGTGGGCTTACCTCCGACTCAGCTGATGACAGAACATCTGCGTGGAATCCTTCATGCGATGAATGGCATCTATCAGAAGATGGAGAATGTACTGACTACAAGCATGGCTTCGACCTTCGGAAATCACGTTGCAACAGGCACTGCGACTGCTGTGGCTGTGAACATCGAGCAAGATGGTACATTGAATGATCTCGGCACTGGCTTGACTAAGCTACTGACTGATGCTGCTTCTAATGAGTTCTGCGGTACTCCGATGTTTGTCGGTGCGCTCGGCTCTCTCATGCACGCATACAGCATCCAGAAGAATCGTGCTGCGCTCGGTGCTGCTTCTGCTGGTGTTGACTTCGGTGCTATGACTAATGACTTCCAGTTCTTCGCATCTGGACAGACTGGTAGCACATGGGGCGCACAGCACGTTGGTATGTTTGCACCGGGTAGCGTTCACCTCGTAGAGCGTCAGGACAACGTAGGATCATTCGCTGGTCAGCGTGGTACTTCGTTCTTCACCACTATCGTTGATCCACGCACTCAGTGCTGGACTCCCAACGGTCTTGGCAACATCGCCTTCGACTTGCAAGTGAAGTACATCGACTGTCCTGAAGACCTTGCGAACCTCGCTGCTGGCTATGTGAATCCTGATACCTTCACTGCTAATCGTGGCTATGCGCTTTACATCAAGAAGCGTTACGGTCTGTTCACAACACCGAAGGATGCCTTCGATGGCGGTGATCGTCTGGCAGGAAGCAATGGTTCACTGCGATACGTTGTATCTAATACATAAGAGTTGTTCTTGTTGTTGTCGATTGGGGGCGGGTTCGCTCGCTCCCTTTCATTAATCATTAATTGAATGAACTGTTTAACTGACTATGTAGGACTGAGAGGGTGTGGTGATACTACACCACCAAGCGGATTGTATGTGAACGATCTGCCGGGCATCTCCAACGAGATACTCGTCAAGCTCACCAATCAGGAGAACGCCACTTACGTTGATGTATGGAATATGATACAGCAACGTGCGGGGCTGCGTTTCTCTCTCGATGTGCGTGAAGCAATGGGCAAGCACTATAAGTTGAACAGTCTCATGCAAGGGATCAATGTAGGCAACGATGTGGGTGGTATTGCAACAACTGTTCCCGCTTCAGCAGAATATGTTGGATTCTCAATTGAACTGATTGATGCTAACTATGAGTATGTTCCTTCGCCTTTATCGAGCATTCATATTCAGCAGATCGTCTTCTATGCAGATCAAACTTATACTTCTGCACAGTTCAGAGTGATTGACATTGATACCAATGAAACGCTCGGAATTTATTTGCAGGATGTCTCAATGGGAAAGAATATAATTGAGATAAATACTACTTTTCACAATCTCTATATAAATCCATCATGGAGATTGGGTGTGGTTGTCAATGTCAATTCAGTAACGAATCTGCTTGACTTAATCTTGCCATACAGTCGTTCAATGATGAGCTGTTGCGATCTACGATTGCAGGGATATAGCTTGGATATTGACACTAATGTATCTTCATTCGGAAGCAACACCTACGGCATGAGTGGTATCTTCAGCATCGTCTGTAATTGGGATGCGTTGATCTGCCAGAACAAGGTATTGTTCTCCCGTGCATGGTGGTATCTCTTAGGTATCGAGATGCTCACCGAATTATTATACAGCAACAAGCTAAACCAATACACCACTGTGAACCTTCAGCGCATGGATGCTCTCCGTGCAGAGTATCAGGTTGAGTACAACAAAACATTGACGCAGGTAGCAGGAGGATTCAAACTCTCATGCGACTGTTGCATCGAGTGCAATGAGCCAGTACAGTTAAGGGAAGCAACACAATTCTACTGATATGAGAAACAAATGTGGATGCAAAGGCGGTAAGCGTGGAGGCAAGAAATGATCAGCGTTGATGTTGATGTTTCTGCTCTCGTTGACTTGAAGAAGCGAGTGCTTACATTAGCGCAGACTGACTCTCTGTTGCGTGAGATTGCTACAAGTATGGAGAGTGTTACACGCACAAGGATACATGAGCAGGGCATCAAGTCAGATGGTTCGCAGATTGGAACTTATAGTCCTTCATATCTTGAACTAAGGCGAGAGCAACAAGATCGTAGTAATACCAATGTGAATCTTGTATTCACA